ACGAGCTATGCCGACCAGCTCACTTAATCTGTGAGACTCCAGAAGTTACTCAGAAAATGGTCGAGAACATGGAAGAACAGACAGGCGTCATGCTTGACCTTGAAGATATGGAAGTTAAGGCAGCAGAAGACGTAGTCGCTCAACGTGAGGAAGCTTTGGCCAAACAACTCGCAGAAATGCGTAAGCGTAAACGTAAGCTAGTTGATCCGTTGCAATTTGAAATGTCTATCCATGCTGAAGACTTGTCGAACTATGTGCCCAATTTCGGATGGGAGATGGCGCCTGCTAGTGATAAGCAAATAAAAGCACTTGAGAAATACGGAATCTTTACTGACGAAATCGGAAATGCAGGCAAGGCTAATCTCTTGCTAGACAGATTGCACAAACGTCAATCAGAAGGCTTGACGACACCGAAACAGATTCGGTTCCTGGAAGGCCGTGGCTTCAAAGATGTTGGGATGTGGCAATTTGACCATGCTAAAAATATGATTGATCGTATCGCAGCTAACGGCTGGCGATTGCCAGCAGGCGTGAGACCGGCTGAATATGTACCGGGGTGATGTATGAAATTTCTAGATTTATTTGCAGGAATCGGTGGTTTCCGTCTTGGCATGGAAGCAGCTGGCCATGAATGCGTAGGATTTTGCGAAATAGACAAATTTGCAAGAGAAAGCTATAAAGCTATTCACGATACGAAAGGAGAGATCGAATTACATGACATCACAGCAGTATCAGACGACACTGTTCGAGGAATTGGACACGTTGACGTTATCTGCGGAGGATTTCCGTGCCAGGCTTTCAGTATTGCGGGAAAACGGCAAGGATTTGAAGATACTCGAGGAACTTTGTTTTTTGAAATCGCACGGTTCGCATCTATTCTCAGACCTCGCTTGCTATTCCTTGAGAACGTCAAAGGACTCCTCAACCATGATGGGGGGAATACGTTCGAGACCATCCTCTCAGCCTTGGATGAATTGGGGTATGACGCTGAATGGCAAGTGCTTAACAGCAAAAACTTTGGAGTCCCCCAAAATAGGGAGCGTGTGTTCATTATCGGACATCTTAGAGGAGAATGTACCAGAGGAGTATTTCCTTTCAGCGGAGAAAGTCAGTCAATTAATAGCCAACCAGTCTTAAAAATTGGGAATGTTTATCCGTCTGGAAATGGGATGAATGGGGAAGTTTTCCAATCAGAAAGCTTGGCTCCAACACTTACAACGAACAAAGGAGAGGGAATCAAGATTGCAGGGAACATCCCTGGTAACCACGACCAGAACTCTCGAGTATACGAAATTAATGGACTAGCTCCAACTCTATCCACTATGCAAGGCGGTGGACAAGAGCCGAAAATTAAAGTCCGTGAAGCAACCGCTCCAGGAGTAGTCACACCAGATTTCCGTATTCGCAAGCTGACACCTCGAGAGTGCTGGAGACTGCAAGGATTTCCAGACTGGGCTTTTGACAGAGCGCAAGAGGTGAACAGCAATAGTCAGCTATACAAACAAGCAGGAAACAGCGTGACAGTCAATGTGATTGAAGCGATAGCAAAGGAGTTTAAATAAAAAGGAGAAAACAGTGGCAGAGAATGATTTTAATTTGTTGCCGTTGCTGGATTACATCAATCCTGCCACGGTAGATTATCAGACTTGGGTCAATATAGGCATGGCCCTTAAACATGAAGGATATACGGCATCTGACTGGGATAACTGGTCACAAAATGATAGCCGGTACAAGAAATTTGAATGCTTCAAGAAATGGGACACATTTAACGAAGAAGCGGGAACGGTCGTTACAGGAGCAACCATCACGCAGCTAGCAAAAGAGGGCGGCTGGATGTCACAATCTAGCTACGACAGCGAGAATGCGCATGAATTGGACTGGAACGATACCATCGACCGCGATTATCGAGTGATTGACAAGGACTGGATTGAAGGCAAAGAAATCCACGAGCCGACGATCTGGAATCCAGTGCAGGAAATTATCAAATACCTTGAAACACTATTTGAAGCTAGCGAGAATGTCGGTTATGTGACCGAGTGTTATCCAAAGACTGACGACGAAACAGGCGAGATTGTCAAATGGCTACCAACTAAGGGGGCTTACGACCGGACTGCTGGACAATTGATTGAAGCTCTCAGTAAATGTAATGGCGACATCGGAGCAGTGCTGGGTGACTATCACGAAGAAGCTGGGGCATGGATTCGCTTCAATCCCATGGATGGCAAGGGCGCTAAAAACGAAAATGTGACAGATTTTCGCTATGCGCTGGTAGAATCCGACAGTATGCCAATTGACAAACAGAACGCTATTTATAAAGAGCTGGAATTACCGATTGCTGCTTTGGTTCACAGTGGAAACAAGTCGTTACACGCTATCGTGAAAGTAGATGCTGGTAATTACGAAGAATATCGCAAGCGGGTTGATTATCTTTACAAGATTTGCCAGAAAAACGGTATTATCGTAGACACGCAGAACCGTAATCCAAGCCGCTTATCACGTATGCCGGGATTCGTTCGAAATGGCCAGAAGCAATTCTTGGTAGATACGAACATCGGTAAGACCGATTGGGATGAGTGGTATCAGTACATCGAAGACTTGAACGATGACCTGCCTGATCCGGAAGGGCTTGCCGACAGTTGGGATAACTTGCCAGAGCTGGCTCCTGAGTTAATAAAAGGTGTCCTTCGTCAAGGCCATAAGATGCTGATTGCTGGTCCATCAAAAGCTGGTAAGTCATTCGCTTTGATTGAGATGTCGATTGCGATTGCTGAGGGCAAGAAGTGGCTTGGCTGGGATTGTACGCAAGGCCGTGTCCTCTATGTCAATCTGGAACTAGACCGTCCGTCTGCCTTGCATCGCTTCCGTGATGTCTATCAGGCTATGGGGTTGGCACCGCAGAATATCCAGAACATCGATATCTGGAATCTCCGTGGGAAGACCGTACCAATGGACAAGCTGGCGCCGAAACTCATTCGTCGAGCTTTGAAAAGGAATTATATCGCAGTCATCATTGACCCAATCTATAAAGTCCTGACGGGTGACGAGAATAGCGCAGACCAAATGGCGCACTTTACCAATCAATTTGATAAAGTGGCCACTGAGCTAGGCTCTAGCGTTATCTACTGCCATCACCACTCAAAAGGGTCTCAAGGTGGCAAGAAGTCCATGGACCGTGCTAGTGGTTCAGGAGTATTTGCTCGAGATCCTGACGCACTTATCGATTTAGTCGAGCTGGAAGTATCTGAAGAATTACTGACCCAGCGACTAAATCAAGCAGCGTGCGAGGTTTACAAGCAAGCTTTGCAAGAACGAAATAATTCCTATTACCAGCAAAATGTCGGCTTAGATGACCTCTTGAGCCCTGCGCAGATGCGGACGCACTTCGAGAAAGGTATTCCTGATGTCATGGCTCGAGCACCATATACGGATAAGCTCGAAGAAGTTCGCAACAAGATCCAGATAGCAACAGCGTGGCGAGTCGAGGGTACGCTTCGAGAGTTTGCCAAGTTTAAGCCAGTCAATATGTGGTTCAGCTATCCAGTACACGCGCTTGATGAAACGGGTGTGCTGGCGGATATACAGTTGGAAGATGATAAACCAGGGTGGATGAAAGCTAAAGAAACTCGCAAAAAGAATGCAAAGGAAGATAAAAAGCAAAAGCTGAAAGAGTTTGACGAAGCAATCGAAAATGCAAATTTTGGCGAGCCACCCTCAAAAGAAGACGTAGCTGAATATTTAGGAGTGTCTATAAAAACTGTCGAAAGACGGTTAAAAACATCAAAAAAATATTGGCTCGATAAAAATACGCTCACTATTTTAAATAAAGAAAATACGACAGAACCGTAAAATTCTGGTCGTGTCCTAATAATGACAACACCATAAAATTATGGTTGTGTCTTTGTCCCAAAAAGGACAGACAAGACCATAAAATCGTGGTCGTGTCGAACGACAAGCAACTATATATTATATATATAGATAATGTCCTGTCGTCCATCATGTCCATACCTGTATAGACAGGGTTGCTTAAAACGCACCCTGTCATATACAAGGGTCATGGACTAAAAGCGAAATTTAAAAAAGAAAGGAAGTGCATTTATAAAAATGTCTATTGAATTCTTTTTACCGATGGAAAAAATTCCAACAACGACTCACCAGCAGAAAAAAGTAAACGTGCAATTTGGAAAGCCAATTTTTTATGAGCCAGCTGATTTGAAAAACGCAAGAGCGAAATTTGAAAGCTTGCTTGCGCAGCATGTGCCACCAAATAAATTAAAAGGAGCAATTCGACTGACAGTCAAGTGGTGCTTCCCGCGTATCAAAAAAAGCTACGATGGACAGTACAAGACCACGAAGCCAGATACGGACAATCTGCAGAAGCTACTCAAGGATTGCATGACGAAACTTGGCTATTGGCAAGACGATGCACAAGTGGCCAGTGAGATAGCGGAAAAGTTCTGGGCAGACACTGTTGGGATCTATATCAAAATTGAGGAATTGCCATGAAAATCAATTATATTGATTTCTTTAGCAGAGTTATTCCGGAATGGATGGCGCGCAGCAATCAGAAGAGTCAAGAAGTGGGATTTGGTTCAGATGCTTATTGGCTTTGGGCTGTGTCGTCAATTGGAGAAATTTGTAAACAATACAATGATGATGAGCTGGTAACGGAGCAGTTCGGTTTACTCTTTAGCTGGCTCGAGAAACAGGCGGGAGGAGCAAAATGATAGAAAAATCATATGAACAGGTGCTAGAAGAATTAACTTGCGATAAAGTCAATAATCCTTATCATTACAAGGGCTCATTCGGACTTGAAGCAATTGAGGTTATCCGTAATTTTGCAGGAAACTTGACAGCTGTACAGGGTTTTTACTGGGGCAATGCAATCAAGTATATGCTACGCTTCCAAAAGAAGAACGGACTTGAAGATTTGAAGAAAGCGCGTAAGAATATGGATTGGCTAATTGAGGAGATTGAAAATGGATAAGTTTGATAAAACCGAGCATTGGCGTCGCGCAAAAGAATGTTATCGTAAACAAGGCACTGATGAAGAACTAAAAAAAGTCAGATCTGTCTTCGGATGGCAAGCAATGGCAAAACGAAGACGATGGCTGAAAGAGCAGATGAAATACTGTGACGAACAAATAGAAAAATTGGAGGGAGCGGATGACTATTGACATCAGACGCAGATTGAAAACTCTCAAATACATCGACATCAAAGTCAAGTCAAAACACCAGGAAATCATCAGTCTAAAATCCGGAATTCTGCGCAGTCAGCAATATGACGATATGCCCAAAGCCGAAAACTCGGTTAATCAATCCGAAGAATTGAATGTGCTGATTATTGACAAATCCGAAAAGCTATATCGGGAAATTCAACAGCTATACAAAGAGCGTGATGAATTGGTCAAAGTTATAGAAGCGTTAGAGGACCCAATAGAAAACCTGATTATGAGACTCTATTACATCAATGGATACTCTATCAAGGAGATTGAAAGAGAGCTGCCGTTGAGCCGCAGAAGCATTTTCTACGCAAAAGAAAACGCAGAAGATAAAATCTTGCACACTTTGCACCCACATGCACTTTCAAAGTGATATTATGGTAGTGTCAAAGATTGAATAGAGAGCCAATCGATGACAAGCACGAACCACGGAAGCGGCAACTCCTTTATATTTTTTTGAAACTAACCCTACGAGGTAGCGGGGGTATGGTTGGCATGTGGCCAGAGCCTAACTCACAACGAGGTGAGTGATTGAGAGCGACACTCAAACATGTCTTTGCTGGTAGACCAATTTACTAGCTTGCTAGCAACACGAATGCTAGCGGTTATTCTTTTATCTCCAGGGCAGAGGGCAAGCACACGCCCTCTTTTGTTTGGGAAAATAAACATAGAGAGGAGAGCGGTATGCCACGCATGCAAAGATGTAAGCATCCTGGGTGTCATGCCTTGACACCTATCACAAGTTTATGTTGCCAAGCACACAAGCATCAGGAGAAGAAGATAAAGGAGCAGAGAGAACGATACAGTCGTTCTAGATATAACAAGTATGTACGCAATCAAAACGAGCAGAAGAAAGAACAATATAACTTTTATCGTTCTAAGCTTTGGTCTAACTTGAGGTATAGATGTCTTACAAGAGATAATTATATCTGTCTCTACTGCCTAGCGAGAGGCAGGGTCACGGCCAATAGCAAGATTGCTGATCACATAATTCCGATTGAGGCGAAACCAGAGCTAAAAGCGGAGCTTGGCAATCTAGCTACAAGTTGTAGAGACTGCCACAACCTCAAAACGATTTGGGAGCGTGAATATTACGGAACAGGACAAAACCAGAAATTGAAGACGGGAATTATACCAATTTCCGACATTCGGGCTATTTCCAATATAATTCATAAGGTGCGTTAATACCCCCCCAGCCCTACGGAGAGTAAGAGAGCCGCGACAAACTCTCGTCTTACACCGCACACCAATTTTTGAAAAATTTAACTAAGGGGGCTGACGGCTAAAAAAGACAATTAGGAGGAGGTGAAAGGATAAATGGTTAAAAAGCCATTTTATCAACAAAACGGCGGCCATTTATCCAAGGACCCGCCAGACTATTTAGGGCGGTTAGCAAAAGAGTGCTGGCGGAAAATTGTCCCTTTTTTAGAGAGTACGGAAAAGGTGGAGCGGATAGACGCGCATCTTGTAGAGATGTATTGCACAAACTACGAAATTTATAGAAAATCTTACGAAGATTTGCAAGAAAATGGTATACAAACACCAATTTATAAAACCGTCCAAAACTCGAGAGGCGAGGCTATCGGTCAGGACTTTATCGGCTACAAGAAAAACCCTGCAACTGATATCATGCGCAATGCAAACATCCAATTGACAGCCATAGGGGCGCAGCTAGGTCTCGCACCTAAAGCTAGACAGGAACTAATGGCTGTGGCAAGTTCGGAAACAGAGAAAACTTCTACAGCTGAAATGCTCAAAGAATTTTTAGGAAAGTAAAGGAGGTAAGGCGGTGAGTGAGCTCAAGATAGACTTGACGAAGAAAAAGAATGTCCTGGAGTGGTACCGGAAGCTAGATTTTTCAGAAATCCGCAAGAAGTACACAGACCCCGGCACAAGATACGCTTTCGATGTGCTGGACGGCAAGATAATCTCCGGATACATTATCCAATTAGCTTGCTTCAGACATCTAAGAGATTTGCAGCGCCAAAGCCAAGATGAATTCCCTTACTACTATTCGCTGCCGCATTTCAAGAACTTTCTTAAGTTCGCTAGTCTGGTACCTAACATTGACGATTTGAGCCAACCTCTAGAGCTCATGGATTGGCAAAAGTTCATCTTTAGCCAGATAGAGGGCTGGCGGTCGCTGGATGATCTGCCACGATTTAAAAATATAGTCCTATCTATCGCTCGGGCTCAAGGAAAGACCATGTTGGCCGGCATTCTCAAATGCCATGCTTTCCTGATTGAGGCTTTGGGTCTTTCAAATCAGGATTTTTTAATCAGCTCTATCAACTTCGACCAGACTATGAAGCTGTTTGGCTATGTTAAGTCTATGATGGCCAAAATCATTGAACAGGAGCCTTTTAAGTCTCTGGCGGCTGAGATAGACCTGCAGCTATACTCACGAGAAATAAAGGCTGCTAATGATAACAATATCATTAAGACTATTTCTTTTGAGTCTGGCAAGTTTGACTCAAATCACTTTCTGCTTGCCATCGCTGATGAAGTCGGGGAATTGACCCGAGATGATGGGATTTCTAAAATCACATCTGGGCAGATTAATACCCCAGGCGCTCGTTTTGTGGAAATATCCACATCCTACACAGTCCCAGATGTTCCTTTTCACAAGGAGCAGAAAAAACTAATCGAGGTTATGGAGCGAGACTTCGACCGGGCAAGTGATGACCAACTTTGCCTTGTATGGGCACAGGACAGCCTAGAAGAGACTTTCCAACCCGAGACATGGGCTAAGAGCAACCCACTTCTAAACCTTGCTGACAAGCGCGAGAAGCTGCTTAGAGGGCTTATCTCAGAGCGTGATAAAAAAATGCTCATGGGCAAGCTAGCAGACTTTCAAGTGAAGAATATGAATTGCTGGCTGAACGCAGATAGTAACAGCTTTCTTGCTCTTGAGGATATAGAAAAGGCTGTGATTGATGACTTTCCAAGGTTCGGCCGTCGGGTTTATGTGGGTGTTGACTATTCTATGTCATCAGATAACACTTCTATAGCTTTTGTTTATCCGTATGAGGGAGAGGAACGATGGCATTTAGAACAGCATTCATTCATCCCCTGGAATCAGGCTGGCAGCATAGAAGCTAAGGAGAAACAGGATGGCATTAACTACCGAGAGCAGGAAAAACAAGGTTACTGCACGATTACCAGCCATCCGCAAGGCTTAATAAACGACGACCAAGTCTATGTTTGGTTGGTGAATTACATCGAGGATAATAACCTGGATGTGATTTTCTTTGGTTATGATGCAATGGGCGTGACTAAGGTAATCAAGGCGTTGGAGCTTAATACCAGCTACCCGCTCATGCCAATTAGACAGCGGACAAGCGAGCTAAAAGACCCTACTAAATTTTTACAAAAAATCTTTGTAGAGGGATCAGTGACATGTTTGAATGATGTCATCATGGAAAAGGCGCTGATAAATGCTGTCATTAAGCAGGATAACATCGGCATACAGGTTGACAAGATGAAATCGACTCTAAAAGTCGATGTAGTGGATGCGATTATAGACGCTTGCTACCAGGCTATGTTCCACTTCGAGGACTACGGTCTTGTTAATGATAAGAGCTATCAAGTGGAGCACATGAGCCAGCAAGCGGTTCTAGATTGGTTGAAAAGTCCGGAAAGCGGGCTTTTGGAGGAAGAATTTTTATAATTATGACGATTTTTAAAACTTTTTTTAGCCTAATTTGGGCTTTTTTTGATGTTTTAATGTTTCTAGCTGCAGCAGTGACAATCAACCTGACAATGTATCGTGTCGGATGGTTGGCATTCGGGATCAGCCTGACAATCACTTTCATCTTGGCCGGCTTTGTATCAGAAATCATACAAGCGCGGCAACAGGAATAGAAAGGAGGTGATGAAACAACATGCCATTATTTAAACCGCCAAATTTTATAAACATGGCAGACAGCAATTCGGCAGATAGTAGTAATTTCGACAGAGTGTTTGCTGACAGTGGCCAAGATTTCTTGAACGCTTCCTTAAACGGTGGCGAGTGGGTATCTGCGCAGTCTGCTTTGCAGAATTCAGACCTATACGCTATCATCAGTCAGCTATCGAGTGACCTTGCAACTGTCAAGCTGACAGCCAATCAAAAGCGTTGGCAGGGCATTATGGACAACCCTAGTACGAATGCTAACCGCCACGGCTTTTATCAGTCGCTTTATGCTCAACTTTTATTAGCTGGAGAGGCTTTCGCCTATCGATGGCGCAACGAAAACGGCCGAGATGTCAAGTGGGAGTTCTTGAAGCCATCGCAAGTAAACATGAATTACTACGAGTACGAAAACGGCACATATTACAATATCACTTTCACAGACCCGAGAGTTAGGCCGCTCTTACAGGTTCCGCAAAGTGATGTTTTGCACTTCAAGCTAGTCTCGCTTGATGGGGGACGAACTGGTGTCAGTCCGCTTCTGGCACTTGGCAGAGAGCTAAAAATAAAGAAAGCATCAGACGACTTAACTTTCAACTCGTTAAAGAATTCATTGAAAATGAATGGCGTATTGAAAATTAAGAATGGCGGACTACTTGATAACAAGACTAAGATGGCTCGGTCAAGATCGGTCATGCAACAGATGACAGGGGGTCCGCTAGTACTTGACGACTTAGAGGACTTCACACCATTAGAAATTAAATCTAATGTTGCGCAGCTGCTTTCTCAAGCAGATTGGACAAGTAAGCAATTTGCTAAAGTGTACGGCATTCCTGATAGCTATCTAGGCGGACAGGGAGACCAGCAGTCATCTGTCGAGCAAATTAGCAACGTTTATGCGAATGCAATGGCTCGCTATCTACGACCAATTATCAGCGAGATGACATATAAGCTAGGCACTGTTATAGACTACGATATCAGGCCGTCTGTTGACGTCTTAGGCACATCCTACATGTCAGCTGTCTCTAATCTAGTCAAGACTGGTGTCATTGATGCAAACCAAGGTCAATTTATGCTTCAGAAGTCGGGCACAATACCGTTAGACCTACCCGAACAGCAGGAAACAGCGACGCAGTCCAGCTCTGACGAGCTAGAAAGGGGGTGAGGTAAAAACAGATGGGAATTATTGACATTAAAGGGAATATCGTCTCTAACGATGTGGGCGAGTTTTACGACTTTTTCGGGATGAACACTACCTATCCGGCCAAAATCCAGAAAGCCATCAATGAGGATCATGACGAGGAAATCACCTTGAATGTAGCTTCTAACGGTGGGGATGTGTTCGCTGCTAGCGAAATCTATACAATGCTGCGAAGTTCCGGGAAAAATATTGTAGTCAACATCCAAGGGTTGGCTGCTAGTGCTGCATCAGTCATCGCTATGTCTGGGAACACTGTCAGGATGTCTCCTACAAGTCAGATGATGATACATAAAGCATTGGTAGAGCCAGGATATGGAAATGCTGATGACCTAATGCACCATGCAGAGGCTCTGACAAGCATTGACGAGTCTATAGCAATGGCTTATGAGCTTAAAACTGGTCTTCAGGAATCAGAAATCTTGCAACTGATGTCAGCAGAAACTTGGCTGAATGCCAAGGCTGCTGTAGATAAAGGCTTTGCTGATGAAATCATGTTTAATGAAGCGGATGAAGAACCGACTTTTGAAAACGCACTAATCGGCAACTTGCCAAGTAAGGCAGCAATCAATAAATTTAAGAATTTGATTGCGAAACAAAAAAACAATACAGAACCTAGTCAGCCTGAGAACTCAGTACGAGAACAAAAGCTGGCTATTTTGTTAGGCAAAAAAGGAGGAAACTAATGCCAAAAACAGTAAACGAACTCAACGAACTTTGGATTGAAGCAGGCCACAAGGTAGAAGATCTAAACGAGCAAATCAACAATGCTCTGAACGATGAAGGCTTCACAGCCGAAGCTTTTGAAGCGCTGAAAAATCAGCGCGATACTGCAAAAGTACGTCGCGATGCACTAAAAGAACAAATGATTGAAGCTCAAGCGGCTCAAGTAGTTGCTATGGATAAAGAGGATATCAAACCTCTTAACAAGGAAGAACTAGAGCTAAAGGATACATTTGTTACAAACTTCAAAAACATGATTGAAGGAAAACCATTTGTGAACGCTTCGAGCCCGGCAACCACCGGTCTTGTGTCTTCCAAGGAAGATGACGCAGCAGGAAACGGCGGTCTGACCATCCCTAAAGATATCCGCACAGCTATCATGGAGCTTACGCGCCAGTTCTTCAATTTCCAGAACTTGGTAACTGTAGAAACTACTTCAGTAAAACAAGGCTCTCGGAATGTAAACTCTATCTCAACTGTTACACCGCTAATTAAGCTGGATGACGAAGATACCAATATCCCAGATCTTGAAGGTCCTAAGTTATCAATTGTCCGCTATGTGATTGCTGAATATGCAGGCATTTTGACTGTTACAAATAGCTTGCTTGCCGACACAGCTGAAAATATCCTAGCTTGGCTGACAAACGAAGTTGCTAAGAAAGTAGTTGTTACTCGTAACGCTGCTATCTTGGAAGCATTCGGAAAAGCGCCAGCTAAACCAACTGTTGCCAAGTTTGACGACATCAAGGATGTTTTCTACTCAATTGATCCAGCTCTTCGCGCTAACGCAGCATGGGTGACTAATACCTCAGGCATCAAAGTCTTAGCAAAAGTCAAAGATGCAGATGGAAACTACCTCTTGCAAAGAGATGTCACTAAACCTGATACTTATCTGATTGAAGGCAAGCCAGTGATTGAGGTTGAGGATGCACGTCTTGCTGATGCAGCATCAAGCACTCATCCGCTGTACTTTGGAGACTATAAGGCGTATGCGACATTGTTTGATCGCGAAAACATGGCACTGGCTACCTCTACAGAGGCAGGAAACGCATTCTATCGCAATCAAACTAAATTGCGTGTGATTGACCGTTTTGATGTTCAAGTTGTGGATAGCGGCGCTCTTGTTGCTGCTTCATTTAAGGCAATCGCTGATAACGCGAAAGCTGGAGCTGCGGGGTAACTAACGTATGACAGTAACGCTCGAACGATTTAAGAAAGCGATGAACCTTGACGAGGTTGAAGATAACGACCTCGTCCAAGGCTATTTGACGGCAGCTGAACACTCAATCAAGGCAGCGGTAGGCGAGGACAAGTCAGGAAAATTTTATGCTCGAGAAATTGTCGCGTCAATGATGGATGTGGCGGTTATCGCAATAGCAGGCTCATACTACACTTATCGTTTGAGCCTAGCTGACGCACAATCTTATCCTGTCAATCTGACTTCCAATGCCATTATCGGGCAGTTAAGGGGGATGTACGATTTGTACCAGGAGGGGCAGGATGGCTAAGAGATATTTACCATCTGAATTCAACAAGATTGCTGTTTTCGGGGAGATGAAATCCTCTCCTAATTCCGCTGGAATCAACATTCCAAAACTAACTGAGCTTTTCCAACTGCATTACAGACCGGTTAAGCGAACGCAAAATCAGACTTATCTTGCTACTCAAAGCGGTCTAGCAGACACATTGATTATCTGTATCAGGCACAGCGCGAGAGTGCACAGTAAGCTTCAGGTTGTTATCAACGGTTTGACTTATGATATTGTCACAATCGTTCCAGATGACACACCTGGTTTTGGTAAATATGATTTTCTGACTTTGAGATTGAGAAAGAAAGTAGGTTGATATGGTTGGACTGGATGAGGCTTTGCAAGACTGGCTGAGAGATGTCCAGCGAATAACTGACCTGACACCTACAGAACAAGCAAAAATCACACAGGCAGGTGCTAAAGTGTTCCAGGAACGGCTAGAAGAAGCGACTCGCAACAAGCACTATGACACAAAACGCTATAACCCTAAGCGCGGCCACTTGGCCGACGGATTAGAAACGCAGATGTCTAATGCAGATGGGCGGAAGACAGGGGTTTCTACTGTTGGGTGGAGCGATAGCATGAATGCTACAATTGCTCGCTGGCTAAATGACGGAACAAAGAAAATGGCAGGCAGCCACTTTGTGACAGAAATCCAGCAATCAAAAAAAGTGCTTGAGGAAGTTCTAGAAGCCGAAAAAGCAGAGTACGACAAACTAATTAGGAAACGGAGGTAGTGTATGCTCGCAACTTTGGAAATGAAAAAACTATTAGACGAATCACAATTGAGCGAAGTACAGCGTGTTTACACTAGCAATCTTCCTAAAGAGGAACAGGATAATGTGGACGAAACAATCGTCTTGATTACTGATGCGAACTCTGAACTCGGTTTAAGCGGAAACAATACATTTCATCTTGTCAGAAGACAGGTGGAAATTCAGATTTTTTATAAATTGGATATTGATTTTGATATTGACAGCTTTGAAGTTCGACTAATGAAGCTGCTCAAATCAAATCACTGGTCAATTTTAGACATTCGAGGTCGCACGGTAGACCCAGACACGCTGCAGATGACTTCTGTCATTTATGCAGAACAAACAAAGATTTTAACACAAGGAGAAAACTAATACATGGCTATTGTAGGTTTAAAAATGGTTACGTTGGCACTTGTTGACGAAAACCAAAAATTGCTGAAAGGCGCCGAAGGGCTATCTGCTTCAGGGATCATTGAAGTAGATGATACTATGTTTGGTACTAAGACAGCTAATATCACCAACCTCGAGGGTTCTGTTACTAAAGTATCAGGAAATAACAAGGTTCAAGATGTTTACACTGCTCCAGGAGCGCCACAAGTTGCCTTTGACTTCAACAACCTTGCCTTTGACCTCAAGCAAAAGCTTAAAGGTTACAAATCCGATGGCAAGGGAGGATATGTTTATCAAGGGCACAAACCGCACGTTGCAGTATTGATTGAAAGCGAAACATTGGATCGCAAGCATTCTGTATTCTTTGGATTTGGCGATGGTATCTTCCAAGAAACTTCTCAAAACGTGGGTACAGATACTGACAGTGCACAAACTCGGTCAGATGATAATATGACCTATAACGCATTGACCACTCAGGCATTCGGTGATGAACCGCACAAGATTTACTATTCAGGGGACAGTTCTTTTGATAAGGCTAACATGATGAAAGAAGTCTTTGGCGGATACACAGCGCAAGCTGGTGGTGTGTCACCGGTACCTGGTGGATAATTCAATTTTTAGGCTAGGCAGTGTTAGAGCTGTCTAGCTTTTATTTTGCAAAAAAGAGGTAAAAAACAATATGGAAATCAAAAATATTAAAATCCCAGAATTAGGCAAAAAGGGCTTCACTGTTCTAACAAGTAACAAAAACATCCGCAAGATGAATCAGTTCCAACTAAAAATGGCCAAAATCGCAGACAAGCAGTCAGAAGACGATATGACAATGGTCATGGCTGCCAATATTGAAGCCATTGAAGCGGTGCTGGTTTACCTTCAGGAAGTGCTAGGATTGACAGATGAACAAGTCGAAGTACTTGACAATTTGGAAATGCAACGTACACAGGAAATCGCAAACTACCTGTCAGCTCGGCTTATGGGCTTGAGTGACAAGCAAATCAAGGAAATTGAAGCGAGCAGCGAATCTGACCCAAAAGAATAAGTTGGGGTGAGCGCATCTATGAACTAGAAAATATCATAGAGGACCTAGACCTTGCAGAGAAGCAAGCGCTAATAAACTTTGGATGGACCATAGACGAATATGAAGAAGCAGATTACTACCGTTTGGGTGAGATTATGGCGGCCAAGGAACAACAAGATAGGGCAGTAGACCCTATGTCATTCTTAACAGGAAGGAGGTAATATGATTTGGCAAAAGTACAGGCTACAATGTCGACGGAGATAGCTTTAGACACGCTAAGAGCTTCACAGAGCTTGCGCAACTTAACAGGGGTAGTAAACTCTGCCACTAGTGCTTGGAAAGCGCAGGAGGCGCAATTAAAGGCTGTAGGGAATTATTCACAGGCGGCCGAGGCTCGTTTTAAAGGATTGGGGGATGCAATCCAAGCGCAACAATCCAAGATTGACGCACTCAAACAGAAGCAGTCTGATCTAAAAGGGAATACTCAAGAGACGGCTGAACAGTATCTTAAGTACCAGCAACAAATTGACCAAGCGACAACACGCTTAGCAAGCATGCAAGCTCAACAGGAAAAAGCTAAGGGATCCATGGACTATTACAAGTCCGGATTGGCAGACCTTCAGCGCACTTATCGCGAAGCCAATGAGCTGTCAAAGAGCCGAGTCGAGAGATTGCAAGCAGAGGGAAAGACCAGTGAGGCTTTGCAGGCTAAGATTGAGAGTAGCCAAACCTCTGTCAAGAACCTTACTAAGCAGTACGAGCTGCAAGAAAAGGCGCTGCAGCAAATGGCTCGTTCTAGTGATACAAGTAACCGAGCTTATCAAATCCAGCAGCAGAGGCTCAACGAAACGGCCACAGCGTTAGCAAAAGCTAAGAGCGAGCAAGAAAAGCTCAATGACGAGTTTAAAAAAGCAAATCCCTCTTTCCTGGAAAGAGTGAGAGTAAAAATTCAGGAGGTAGGAAAAGAAACAGAGAGTGTCAGAGACAAGGCAGACGGTGCCGGGAATATCTTTAAGCAAGTATTCTCCGCGAATGTTATTTCTGCGGCATTCATGAACGGCCTTAGTTTTATCAAAAACACTTTTTCAGACTTACTAAAATCTGGGTCGGAATATATCCGCTATCAACAAACCATGACTGCTTCATGGAAAACGCTAACTGGGTCTGCGGAGCAAGGCAAGGTCATGGTGGATATGACTAACGAAATGGCGCAAGCAGCATCTAACAGCGCTCAGATGGTAGACGAGCTCAACAAGAAGCTCTATGCAGTAACAGAGAATGCAGATAAGACGCGGGAGCTGACTAAAACAATTCTGACGCTGCAAGATGCTTTCGGAGTTGAAGATGCAGCCATCCAGAACTTTGCTACACAATGGGGACAAATGCTTGGGAATGGGAAAGTACAAGCCCAAGACATGCTGTCATTCATGAATGTGTTCCCAACTTTGAAGAAAGAGATGATTGGCATCGTCTCCGAAATGCGTGGTGGAGTAGAAATCACTAATACCGCTTTCGCAGAAATGCAAAAGAACGGAGAGATTACCTCTGATATTGCCAATCAAGCTCTAACACGAATGGGTGAGAAGTACAAGGATGCAACAGCTAACTTTGCAAACACTACTGAAGGTCTAGAACGAACAATCAAAGGTCGTGGTCCTGCGCTTATCGCTGCTTTTGAAAAACCATTCTTGGACATGAAGAATCCGCTTCTGAAAGCCGCATCTGAATGGGTAGCAAGCGACAAAACTGCTGAACAATTCAACAAATTGGGGCAATCTGCTTCTAAGGGGCTTGATGTGATTGTCGAAGCTTTTAAGAAAGTCTTTGATTTTGGTGATAAAGGGGAGTTCATGGATAAAATCATGGAATCCATCACTAAATTTGTCGAAAAAAGCGCTCAGACTATAGCGGACAACGCACCGGCTATCAAGGAATTCTTTGAAGAAACCAAAAAAGGCGCAGTTGCTATCTGGGAAATCGCAAAGCCATTTGCTGAAGGCGCTTGGGATGTGGTAAAAGATACGGTTGGTTTTATCGCAGAAGTATTTAAAGAGCTATCCGGCAGTGCAGATAAGTCCGGAAAACCTATCAAAGGGGTTGCGGACGGCTTGCAAGAAATCAGCAAGCACAAGGACGCTATCAAGGCTACAGGAACAGCTTTTATGGCTTTCTTTATCGGGTCTAAAATTGTATCTGGAATAACAACTGCGGCTAGCGCTATCACGGGATTCGCAAAAGCTGTCGCCGCCGGTTTTAGTATGATAGCATCGAGTCCTGCCGGTTTAATTGCAACTGCTGTTGCTGGCGTTGTGATTGGATTTATCGCTTTATACAAGCACGTCAAACCTTTCCGCGACTTTGTTAATAACATTGTCAAAGCTTGTAAAGATTTTTTTGATGGAGCTATAAAATGGTTTGGCGGAGCATTCAAAAAAATTGGTAAGTTCTTTTCTGATTTTGGAAAAGGTTTTGGCAAAGTCATTAAAGCTATAGGTGATGGCGTTGGAGCTATCGGCAAATTCCTAGGCGGCGTTGTCAAAGGAGTGGTAGAGTTCGGAAAGAATGTCGCTAAGGTTCTTATCTTCGCAAATCCTTTCGTGTTAGGTTTTGCTTTGATGTACAAACACAGCAAACCTTTTAGGAATTTCATCAAAGGAATAGTAAAAGGAGCAAAAACTCTCTACGAGGGCTTTAACAAGTTTTTCGGAAACATAGGTAAGTTTGTTGGCAAAACTTTTGACGGCGTCAAGAAGAACGTCACAGAGAAATTCGAGGCGGTCTCTGGCTTTATAGGAAAGACAAACAAGGCTATCAATAAGAGTTGGGATGAAAGTTGGCGGCAAGCTGGAAAATTCTTCTCTGACACTTGGGATGGCATGAACAAAGTCACAAAAGATAAATTTGGCAAGGATATCAAAACCCTGCTCATGGATAACTTGTCTGAAATAGGCAAGAACTTTCAAGAGACTTGGGATGGTATAGGCAAAGGCTTCGGCAAGCTATGGGACGGCATGAAGAAGTTGGCGCAAGATGGTATAAATGCTGTTATCAAAATACCTAATGCGGGTATCGACGGTATAAACAGCCTTATTCATGATTTTGGCGGACCTAAAGAAACTATCGGTAAAATCCCAGAAGTGAAGTTTGCCGGTGGTACCGGTCTCTTTAGCCAACAGCGCAATCCAATTACAAAACCAGTGCTTGCCACACTAAATGACGGTAACGATAGCCCAGAGACCGGCAATCAAGAAATGGTTCTCATGCCTAATGGCAGCAATTTCCTTGTCCCTGGACGAAATACTAAGATGCTGTTACCTGCAGGAGCAGAGGTGTTGAACGCATCCGAAACTGCTTGGCTAATGGGTATGAACCAGCAAGCCTTTGCTAAAGGTACTGGTTTCTTCCAGAATGTCTGGAATGGTATTACCAGTTTTGGCGGAAGCGTCGCAAAAGTGGCAGGCAATCTATGGGATGGCTTGAAAAATGGTGTCGAGAAATTCACGAAAATGCTCGATTTCATTGGAAAGGCAGTAACTGATCCATCCGGAACTCTAAAAGATAAATTCAACCCTTCGTCGAAAGGCATGAAAGGGATGTTTGATAACTTCGGAGGAGTTCTTTTTAAGAACGCAGTTGACGGAGCAGGGACTTGGTGGAAAGAACTTTGGGGAATGGCCAAGAGCGCATCTAACGAGGGTGGAGCTATCAATGTTGTTGGAGATGATTACAACCCTACTTGGAAAGCCATGGCCAAAGATGCTATAGCTGACCCTTGGGGTTATTTCATTCGTGAGTGCGTCTCCTTTGTGGCAAACAGACTGAATAATTTAGGAGTAGCTAAAGAGAAATTCTCTTGGTTGGGAAATGGTTCTGACTGGGTAAATGCCAAAGTGCCACATCATAGCACTCCTAAACCGGGCATGGTTGCAGTATATGGTCCTGGATCAGAATTTGGTAATCACGTTGCCATGGTTTCCAGTGTGTCTGGCGGCACTTTTGCCGGAGAAGAATACAACTGGCTTGGCGACGGTAACTATCATACATTCTCAGGGCGTAATATAGGCGGAGCGACCACTTTCTTAGACTTCGGAGTCAAGGGAGAGGGAAGCGACACACCAGCCCTACAGGACGCAAATAGCCCGCTGCAGCTTCACATCAAGAAGCAAGTCGGAGGCATGTTTGACTGGATCAAGAAGTTCTTGGCTCCAGAGACAGACTCAGGAGCTGGTCCTACAGGTGGTGACGCAGTCGGGCGTTGGAGAAATGCAGTAGTCAAGGCATTGACAGCTAATGGCTTGCCAGCTACTGACAACTATGTTAATGCTTGGTTGTCTCAGATTAACTCTGAGAGCGGCGGAAATGAAAAGGCTGTACAAAACGGATATGTGGACATTAACACACTCACAGGCAACCTTGCCCGTGGGTTGGTGCAAGTCATTCCTCCGACCTTTAACGCATACAAGCACCCTGGCCACAATGATATCATGAACGGCTATGACAACTTGCTTGCGGGTATCGCATACGCTAAGGCGCGTTATGGTGCCCAAGGCATGCTTGGTGTTATTGGCCATAATCACGGCTACGCTAATGGCGGTTTGATTACTCAACATGGGCTCTATGAGGTTGCAGAAGGAAATAAACCTGAGTACGTTATCCCAATGGATGCAGCTAAACGTGGTAGGGCTTGGCAGCTTCTACAACGCATCGTAGGGCAGTTTGTTGGCGAACACCCGTCAGACCCGTTAGGCGGTCACGGAGAGGATAGTAGCGCTCTCGACGAGCTATCCGACAAGTTGGATACGCTCATTGAGTTAATAAGCCGATTAGTCCTTGGACAAGAAAATCCTGCTCCTGTACAAGTCAACCTTGATGGTCAGAGCTTTTCACAAGCGCTAGCTCCGCATATGTCTAAAGCTCAATCAGCTTATGACAGACGCATGGACACATTAAGAGGGAGGTTGATTTAATTGACGATATCTGTAACCTATAACGGTCAGAGTATATCTGACCTTGTAGATGAGATAACAAACATCACTAGAAATATAGGCACAAGCTACAGTAACACATACGCAGATCAAGGGGCGAGTCGTAACGGCCAGCCCTTTTTGTATGCTACAAGAGGGGTCAAACCGATTTCTGTAGAATTTAAGGTTACTGGCAATCTCCAAAAATTGCATGCTATAGGCGATAAGATTATCAACATTTATGACAATGCTAAGCCTGCTCCTTTGGAATTTGGGGATGAACCTAATAAGGTTTGGTACGCTGTTCCATCCGGAAGTCCTACATATTCCATCAGCCAAGCGACAAGCCCGCCAGAAGCAACAGGGACTATCAGCTTTGATGTCCCTACCAGTGTAGCAGAGGCAAAGAGCTATACAGTGCTAAAGAATGCTAATCCAACCGAACAAAACGGCTCGATTACTAAAATCAGCGACAGCACCTATAAGGTCATTATCAACAACCAAGGGACAGCAGAGACATTTCCGATTATCAGGGTTAAGCATCGTAAAGAAAATGGCTATATCGGGATTGTCACAAAGGATGACATCTTCGCTATGGGAAGCGAAGAAGAAGTGGACACCCAACCTTATAAGCGTTCTGAGATACTTTGGGACTATGTCAGTAATGGATGGATAACAAAGGCTTTTAGCGATGGCAAGAAGAATGTTGCTACACTTAATGACACAAGCCAGAACTTAAACGGAACACTAGGGCTTGTAGATGCTTGGGGAAGACAACATATAGCATTAAGTAATCGTGGAAGTGGTCCAAGACCAAATAACGCAGCTTCTCTGACTTGGGATATCCCGGCTGACAGTGCAGGAGAAAAAGGAGCACTTAATGAGTACCTTTGGTGGCGTCAGATTTTTTGGCTTGGAGCCACTAATCAATTTGGTTTTATCAAGCTTGCGGTGACAGCTGAAGATGGATCGTTTCTTTACGGCGTGGAGACTATCAAGCGCTCTAATGGGCTTGTAACCGAATATAACTTTTTGGCATCTAATGGACGAGGAGGCTTTAACAGCTTCAATCTTGGTACATTTTGGGGGACTCATAATAGCAATGAGAATCCTTTTAATGCTGAAAGTGGATGGTGTGACCTCATACGTAGAGACGACTCAGTCATGGTTCATTGGTGGGGAACGCATCCGCAGTACAACATACCAGAAATAAAGGGCAAGAAGTCAGCCAAGGTCCATGTGGCTTTAGGAGCCTTTGGGGATAGACCGCTGGTTTCTCATATGTACCTTGATAGCATTGTTTATCGCAAGGATTTCGTGGCCGGCATCGAGGATGTTCCTAATCGTTACGCAGCTAACTCTAACGTAGAAATTGATATGGGTTCAGGGCATATCTCTGTCAATGGTATTTCAAGTAATAACGAAGAAATAGACGGATCTGACTTCTTTACAATTCCTAAAGGAAAGAGCGAGCTTGAAATCCACTTCTCGAGTTGGATTAAGGAGTTGCCGGATGTAGAAATTGTATGGAAAGAGAGGTACGCCTAATTGAAAATCAATATACTTGATAACCGACTAAAGAAAGTCGGATATATCAAGAAAGGCCATCCGCTCATGCCTACCTTTGTCAATGATACATGGCATAGATATCTGGCAGAAGGCACTTCCACTTTTGATTTTACGGTAAATAAATTTGTTGGCGGCGAATTTCAAGAGTACTGCCGGCACATTAATGACCAAGCTTTTTTTTCGTTTAGGTACAAAGGTGAAGATTTCCTTTTCTATGTCCTGAGTATCACAGAGGATGATTTCTCCATTCAACTGTCGTGCAACAACCTTAATCTGGAACTTAAGAATGAGATGGCTTCGCAATTCGTATCAGAGGAAGCACAACCGTTAATCTGGTATTTAGAAAAGATGGGCCTTCTCGGATTTGCGGTTGTTAGAGTAGGCCTGAATGAAATTTCAGACCGTAAGCGTACTTTGAGATTTGAAAGCGAAGAAACGAAACTGTCGCGCTTAATATCTCTAATCAAACAGTTTGATGGAGAGTTTGAGTTCAAAACTAAACTTAACAAAGACGGAAGCTTTAAAGAGTTTATTCTCAATATCTATCATGAGCACGATGATCAGCACCAAGGGGTTGGTCGTCTTAGGTCGGATGTTACCTTGAGGTATGGAAATGAAATCAAAGGAGTGCAACGCTCAATCAACAAGGAGCAGCTCTATAATGCTTTGATAGCTACTGGAACTAAGACCGAAAAAGTCAAAAAAGACGACAGCGAGGAAGAAGTCACAACCGAAGTCAACATTAACGATTTAGAGCGAGAAATCAAGAATGAAGCTGGCGAAGTTGAGTTTTATACTCGAAAAGGTAGCAAGTATATCTTCGCTCCGTTATCTCAAAAGATGTACCCATCAAGTACAAATCCAGACGATGACTGGACGGCTTATACAACTACTACAGAGTATAGCTCGGCAGAGGATCTGTGGAGTTATATGCTCCGTTGGATAAAAGAACATGCCTATCCTCAAGTAACGTATACAGTATCGGTTCGCTCTGACATGGTAGATGGTAGACACGGTTTGGAACTTGGGGATATTGTCAAAATACGAGACAAAAACTTTGTTGGCGGGCTTATCCTAAAGGCTCGCATTATTGAGCAGACAATATCCTTTAGCAATCCAAACAATAATCAGTTCGTTTTTTCTAATATTCAGAAGCTAATGAGCGCTATTTCAAGTAATCTGCAAGAGCGTTTGGAGAAAATGGCTGAAGCCGCCCAACCTTATGAAATAGACTTATTTACCGACAGAGGAACGCAATTCAAAAACGGAGTTGGAGAAAGTATAGTTAGTCCTGAGCTACGAAAGGGTCGGAGACGTATAGTCTCTGATGTCACTTATCGCTTTACTTTCGGACAAGAAGTAACTGCTGGCCAAACCTATAGGGTACTTGCCAGCAAAGTGCCTAATACGCAAGTCTTAACCGTAGCGGCTTATATTGGCAATATTGAGGTTGCCAGAAAGCAATTAAGCTTTATTGGCACATCAGACGGGGCGGATGGCCCTCCAGGCCCTAAAGGAGACAAAGGAGCGCTCGACGAGGAGCAACTCAAACAAGTCAATGACAAGATTGACAGCAAGGCTGACCAAAAGCTGACAGCAGAGCAGCTGAACGCCTTAACGGAAGCTATGCAGCTAGCTAAGGCCGAACTCGAAGCAAAAGCCAGTATTGATACAGTCAATGAATGGGTTAAAGCCTATCAAGACTATGTCAAAGCAGACGAAGCTGGACGAGCCGCAGCAGAAGCGAAGCTTGTAGCAGCAACCCAAAGAGTTGCCAAAATCGAGAACAATCTTGGTGATATGGCCGAGCGTTGGAGCTTCTTAGATAGCTATATGAGCGCCAGCAACGAGGGCTTAATCATCGGCAAGAAAGACGGCTCGTCCTCTGTACGTGTCGAGAGCGATCGCATCAGTTTCTACTCTGCTGGCTCTGAGGTGGCTTACATCTCACAAGGCGTCCTCAAGATTGAAAACGGGGTGTTTACACGGACGCTTCAAATTGGGCGTTTCCGAGAAGAACAGTACCAACTCAATCCAGACATGAATGTAATTCGATATGTAGGAGGTATTTAAACATGGTCAGAGCTAATTTTAGTGGCGGATGGGGGCATAATCTGCAACTAGACGTGACTTGGGGCGTAAGGCGACAAGACATAGCTGGTAACTATACGATGGTCAATGTATCGGTGCATTTAGTCTCTAATGGCTATGTTTATATACCGTCGTACTCAAAACCTATTACAGTCAAGATCAATGGAGCTGTCATTGATACAATCAATGTCGATGCCGGCATCGGCGGCAGTCAAGATAAGAGCTTATTGTCAAAAGACTACCGCATAGACCACTCGGAAGATGGCTCTAAAGAGTTTAGTCTTGACGTTGGTTTGGATATCAACGTTGGCAACTATGGCAGCGCCAGAGTTATCCAGACGGTCAAATTACCATCTATACCACGAGCAAGCTCTGGTAGCGATGTGACAGCTGTCATAGGTCAACCAGTGACGATTAACATTAATCGCAAGCATGAGAGATTCACTCACTCAATTTGGGTTAGGTGCGAAAATTATGAAAAGAAAATCGCAGGAGATGACATAGCAACCAGCTATGTATGGACGCCAGAAATGGCGATCTGTGAGCAATTTCCAAATACCTCTAGTGGCTATGGCCAAGTAACCGTCATAACATACGATGGCAGTCGAGAAATTGGGCGAGATATTAAGCGTCTTACTCTTTCTATTCCAGACAGCGTCAAACCGACCTTAACAGGTTTTACTTTGACAGACGGAAATGCGATAGCGGCCAATATCGTTTTTGGCGGTGAACATTTCATCAAGATTTTGTCTGATATTAGAGTCAATTTTGGTGCAGCTTCTGGTGTTTACGGCTCGACGATTACAGGCTATTATGCAGAGATTGTCGGCAAAAACCAGTCCACGACAACCAACGGCGGTGGCCTTGGTTTGATGAACTATGACGGGCAAGTCGTCATCAGAGCGAGAGTGACAGACAGTCGAGGACGGACGAGCAACGCCATAGAGCGTACAGTGACTATCCTTGACTACTTCCCGCCGATTTTAAAATTTGATGTCGCAAGGACTGGTTTGAACGGCGGAACATTGACGATTACACGGACGGCAAAAGTAGCCCCTTTGATTGTCAATGGTTCGCAAAAGAACAAAATGACGCTGACATTCAAGGCCAAGCCCCTTTCGGACAGTAGCTACACATCGGACACTGGCCCTGCTGCCGGATCTTGGACGAGTATATCAGAGCTTGTCAATAGCCCTGCTAATCTATCAGGACAGTATCCAGCAAACAAGACTTGGGAAGTCGTAGGGAAGCTGGAAGACCGTTATACAAGCACCGAATTCGCAGCCATCGTCACGACAGAGGGCGTGGTTATTTCTTACAGCCAATTTGGCGCTGGTATTAATAAAATCTGGGAGCGTGGGGCGCTTGATGTAAAAGGTGACATCTATGCCAATGACAAGCTCATTCAAATGCATCAACTAACGCAGAAGAATGGCACAGCCATCTATGCTTATGGCAAAGACTTTGACCAAGAGCGGACGACAGGTGTCTATTTCAAGAATGGCACAGAAAACAACAATCCAGCTCGTCAATATGGCTGGCTGTTGGTACTTAACAGTAACAACGAGTGCTTCCAGATGTTCTTCCCGTCAATATCAACCGCAGAGCCAGCTAAGCGTGTTCTGTTAGCTGGCAAATGGAGCGCATGGTCAACCAATGCAAGAAGTGACCACGCTAACCTTAAACGTATAGAATGGACTTCTACAGGCGTAACAGGCGTGCATTACAAGCGGCAGGGCGACATCGTGACATTGAGGATAAACATCAAAGCTGGGAGCGGAGATGTGGCTCTCGGACGTGTACCGCAGGAACTCATTCCAATACCCGGTGCAGATGCCATGTTACATGTCACGGTTTTTTCTGTCGGACAAAGTGAGGACAGACACCTGCAAGTCAATCAAAGTGGTGTCATAACCCTATTAGCTGGCTCCGCAAAAGAAATTAAGACACAAGTCAGCTGGTCTATTTAATAAACAAAAAGGAGATATATGTCTAAATTACAATTTAATCGTAAGAGTTGGATTTACTCATCATCCAACAATGAAGTAGAGGGCACTCATGTCATTCTGACAAATGCAGAGGGCGCTTTCTATCCGGTATTGCTTCCAAAAGAAGCTATCGACCTACCAGTCGAAGAACTAGAAAAGAAAGCCTTAGAAGTCGTCTATCAAGAGAATTTCCCAGACCGTGCTAAAAAAGAGCAGGACGAGGAAATCAAGAAGAAATTCCAAGAAGCAGATAAGAAAGAGCAAGAAGCCACTCTGCAGCGTGCAGAGATGAAAGAAGTGCTCGAGCTTGTCACTTATATCGCTCTTGGGATTTCTGGAGGTCTTGATATCAATAGTTACACAGCTCTGGCGCAGAAGATTGATGCTCCCGTCAACGGCAAGCGATATACAGGGCCTACTTTCGTCACTATCGATTATCCGTACACAACCAATCCGAAGTGGCAGAAAGGAAATCGGACGATTGTCAAATACACGGGTGCTACTGGTTACAACTACACTGGCCAGTCTGCGGAAGATATGCTCAAGTCTGGTGCATGGACTATCGTGCTGCCAAATATCAACAACTAATTAGAAAGGGGGTGAGATATGGAAGCATTCGAATGGTCTCATTTGCTACGTGATATCGTTAATACGCAAGACAAATTAATTGTCTTTACCTTAGCGCTTATTATGGTGGCAATGGTAATCGATTTTTTGACTGGTACGTTAGCGGCTCGAGTTAATCCGAACATTGACTTCAAGAGCAAGGAAGGTATCAATGGCATTCTACGCAAACTGGCCAGTATCGCTCTTTTGAGCTTCTGCATTCCGCTTTCTATCCTGTTGCCGGAAGGCATAGGATTAGGTGCGTTGCAGATTTTATATATCGGTTATTTGTTTTTCGAGCTAAAATCAATCTTGGAAAATTTTGATAAGCTCGGTATTAATACGATGATGTTTAAGGACTTCATCGAGAAATTTTCAAACATCGAAAAGGAGGATAAAAACGATGAACTTGACAAATAAACAGTATGACCTTGCAAAGCGGGTAGTTACTATTGTAGCGCCTGCAGCGATTACACTTATTACTGGTCTTGGTGCTCTGTATAAATTTGATACGACAGCAATTACTGGTACAATCGCTTTACTAACTACTTTTGCGGGTACTGTACTTGGGATTTCTAGCAAGAATTACAACATCAACGGAGGTGAGTAGTCATGACTACTCAAAAACAACTACTTGATAAGCTAGAAAGTGTTGTTAATCAGCGACTAACAGTTCCAACAAATGATTTTGGAGGACAATGTGTTGCTGCGATTGACAGGATATTGCAATACGAAGGACTGTACCACCTAGATTTTAGCTATGTCAATGCTATTGATTGCTTAGATCGTGCAGCAAATAACGGCCTTAAAGTAACACGCTTTAACGGCTCAAATAACCCGCCTGTGGGAGCTGTATTTGTGTCAAACTGCTTGCCATATCACGAGTTTGGTCACATCGGATTCGTAGTCGCTCACAATGCAGACGGCACAATCACGACGATTGAGCAGAACATTGACAGCAATGCTGACGCTCTCTACAACGGCGGATGGACACGCAAGGTTGTTCGCAATCTATCTAGCGACGGAACATTTAGCTATGTCAACTGGCAAGCACCAGCACAGCAAATGCTCGGCTGGTTTGAGTTGCCTTTTGATGATGTAAAAGCAGATATCGAAATCACAAATTTGGAGGATTTGAAACTAATGAAAGAATTTATTTTGAAAAACGGCAAATACGGCTTCGGCGTGTTCGTGGGCGGTAAGTACATCGGACTTTCTGACATCGGATCGGTAAACAGCTTTAAGGACACTTTGGGCTTGCCAGTAGTGTCTCTTGGCAACGACGACTTCAAACGCTTCACAGAAGCGCACGGATAAGAAAAGAAAGGAGCCGGCTCCTTTATAAGACACTTTTAAATAATACACTGCCTCGGCCGATTGGTCGGGGCTTTTTTGTTTGCTTCGAGGGGCAAAAAGGGGGCATAAGTTTAAAACTTTTGTATTTTTATAGCAAAAAACATAGATAGTTTTATCTCTTTATATACTTATTTAATGCGTTTTAACGCTATTTTATCTCAATGAATTACACTTTACTCTTAAAGACGCTGTAAAATAATTTTGATTATTAAAACCTGACACATTTGCCTCTGGCGAGTATGTCAGGTTTTTCTTTTTGCTTTCAGTTCTTGAGCTTAGCAAAGAAAGTTGGCTCTTCGAGAAAGTTCATTTATGTACTTCCTTGGAGTTTTTATTTTGCAGTAAA